CCTGTACCAATACCCCGGATGCCCAATTCTGTCGGTATTAGCTGAGAAAACACTTAATATATTGAAAGATTATGACTACAAATTTGACTACGTAGATTCATACTCGGAACAACTCAGACAGGAAGTCATGAATAATCTAGATAAAATCGTCAAGGTACCAATAGATATCCGTACTAGATTACTCATGGAGGAAAAGTTCGGAATAACTGTAATGGACCAACTGGCCATTGAACAGGAGATAGGGGACATGTCGTTATCAGGAGGACTGCGAATTCCTTCTGCTGATAAATATGTCCCAGCTCTCTGGCGTGACTACTACAATAAGTATAGCGTCGCAGTTATTCTAGACCCTCTTCTCGTGAATAGACCGCCCGGGCTTTGGCAGTCTACTCCAGAGCTAGATATACTGAAAGAAACATTGCCGAATGGCTGGAAAGGAATTTATTCCTAACCAACTCGAGACAACCGCATCCCGTCAAGATGCAAACCGCAATGAATTTCCAAGAATGGAAAAGCTCCAAAGGAGCAAAACTTTCAGGATTATCTGAAAAAGAGAAGAAATTAAGATATGGAGACTATAAAATCTCTGTAGCCATGAATGGCAGTGATTTAAAAAGGAAAAATCGCAGACAAAACTTCAAGAAAGGAGTTAATACTACTAAATCAGGAAAAAGTAAGAAAACTATGGGTTCATTATCAGAATGCACAATGTTATACGCTCACGCATTGATGGATCCATGGTCTATTGAACAACCACCTTGCATTCCAGATCAAGTAGTGTTACCTTCGTATAAATTCGGCGCTCAGAGTCGTGGTGTGCTCCAAATAGGCACCGCTGGCACTGGGTTTGTAGCATGCAACCCGTATTATGGGGTTGCAGGAGGTTCTAACTTCCATCTATACTACACCGATTCGACCTATGCTTCTGCAGATTACACCTCATTGGGTGGAACTACCGGCCTATATGCAACATATAATGACAGCAGCCTTTTATTTTCAAACTGGAAACCAGATGGATTTCAGTTTAGAGTAGTTGGTTGCGGGATCAAGACTAGATATATGGGGTCGGAAGTCGCGCGCTCTGGTAGAATAGTAGAGTACCGACAACCCAATAATTATAGTATTCAAACAGGAATCACTCCAGTCACAGTTAATGACTTACTTTTAAATAGAGAGACACAAACAGCACCGGCTGATAGGACAGAACATTATGTTACATTCAGACCTTCAGGTACCAATGATCTTTCATATCTTAATAATGATGGCTTTACGCCATTACCCCCAACACCAACAATGGCTATTATTATACAAGGAGGAACTCCAGGGCAGGCCTGGGAGTATGACATACAATGGTGGTTCGAAGTTACTGGCAATTTGCTTCCTACGCTGACACGTAGCGAATCCGATCCTTTGGGATTGGCGGCAGTTCGAGCAGCATTACCGTTACACCAACCCAAGCAAAACCCGAAAAGTTCTTTCTCTACATTTTTAGATGATGTTGGGAGTGCAGTTATGAGCAGTTTTTCTTTCATTTCACCTTTACTGGAAAGTATTGGCGGAATTGAAAATGTGATACCAATTGCAACCGCTATGTTCTCATAGACTGGACGACGGGCGGCTATTCCCCGTGAAAAATAAATAGATGGAATTATTTTGTTTCCACTAATGACAATCTAAAATCGCAGCGCAG